GCTTGATCCAAAAGCGCCTAGATATCCATTTGACCCACAGAGAACTACCGTTTTCGCACTCCCACCGCCAAGAGTTATGGCGCCAGCACTGGGATCGGTCGAAATTAGTCCACTCAACTCAATATCGCTGCATGTCAGGGTTCCAGTAAAAGTGGGATCAGCTGATAAAACGACACTGCCCGTGCCTGTTGTCGCTACGGATACTAGATTCTTGTTTGCATCTGTAAAGACGGCGCGGGAAGCAGTGAGGTTAGGTATATTTACCACACCTCCCGCGCGGGAGATAGACATGGCGACAGCCCCTGTATCAGAATTGTCATGTCTTAACACGTAGAACATGTTTGCCGGAAGAGTAAAGGCGACCCCACCAAGAGTCGGGTTAGCCCCACCGGCGTAAAGGAGGGAAAATCCATAAAGAGAACTTGATTCCGCTTCTTTATAAAATATTCTTTGGGAATTATTACTACTCGAGAATTCTCCCTGCACGCATAATCCAGCAGTAGCCTCCGTAGGAGACAACATTACGTCACCAAGGAACTTTGGGATATTTGCGCTTGCGGCATCAACAGAACTTGGGGTTACTATTTTTTTTGTTGCATAGATCCCGCCCAAGGTGCCCAGCGATGCACTCGCGGCGCTTGTGGCTTCTGTCGTGTCTGACAGGTAGGAAAGACCAGTCCCAAGATCTAATTGTCTTACAGTTGTGGCCCCTGTTACGTTTCCGGTCTTGATCATGGACGATGCGCCGAAACCGGTGCCATTGATCGAGCCATGGTTAAAACCATCCAACCGCGGGCGAGCCCCGGTCAGATTCGCTCCCGTAACTGCGCCCGCATAGAAAGACGCGATAGACCCATTTGCCACTCCGGCGCCAAAAATAAGTTGTGCCCACACGCCCGAAATAACCCCACTAACTGTCGTGGAGGCATTTTGCATGGACACGGCACCATGATTCCCGGTCACGACCCCACTGAATGATGCCGACCCAATCAAGTCAGCCGTGTTCGATCCGCCATAAACATTCGTTCCGGTCCCGGTTCCAGTTACTATGCAGCGTCCTCTAAGTCCAACTAGATTCGCTCTCGTCCCAGATCCAGCATCTACAAGTTGACCGTAGAGTCCATATTGTGTGGTGGTGAAATTCTGAGAGCATGTTGACGGTATGGTATGGGTCCCGTTTACCGCGTATTTGTTTACCTCACATGTAGCGCTCGGGTTGTTTTGGAAATCGACCGTATATCCGGAAATCGATTCAATGCCGGTATCTATTACTTGTTGTTGGATTCTCCCCCTAATCAGTCCCCCGCGCGTCCAATCTCTCCACGGAGCAAGTGAAATGTAAATAGGATTTGACCAAGCGTTTTTTGAGTCCGAATCGCGAGTCACCCTGACCCGCACATAGCGCTCATTGCCGACCACTGTATAAGCTCCAGTGGTCTCGCTCGCAAATGATTGCAGGACCGTCCCGCCGTCTCCTATGAATTCGATTGTCGATGCGTCACCAGTGGTAACTGTAATGATTTGCTTTGAAACAGAAATGGAAAGCGTGGCGCCTGTAGAGGCGTAGAAATTGCCACGGCATATTGATTCTTTGATCTCCGCTTTTGTCAGCGCGTCCGAGAACACTATGATCCACGCCTTGCCCGCATTCGTGGCCACATTGTGCGTATCGTCTACCGCTGTCCCATATGCGCGCACGCCTTTTGATAGAACGGAATCCCAGACGGTTTCCGCATTCTCCGGAGGCGCGAAAGCATTGTAAACCTCGATGCCTACAAACCCCTCGAGCCCCTCGATCTCGGTCGGACTCATCCCTATCCCGGTCGCCAATGCTGGATGTGCCAGAATCGGGATGGCGCCCTGATTCAGCACCCCGTCAATAATTTCTTGCAAGACCGTGCTGGCTTCATGTTCCGTCGCATCTAAGGACACAATATGCCCCGTAGAGGTAGATTCTTCCACTCCTGGTATAAATAGGATGCCAGACACGGAGGGATCAGCTGTTAGAACATTGTGGTCCGTGATTGATACGAAATCATAACCGAGATTTTTGTAAAATGTGACCAGGGCCGTAGGGGTATCTACGCCATCGGAACCGGTAGTGTGGTTGTGGATTGACCCCTTGTAGGCTCCGGTTTTAGTTTCATACGGACTCACAATCCGAACTTCACCTCCAGCGTAGACAAGTGGTTGATTTTGATAAATCCTCTTGAATTCCACATCGTCACCGGAACCCGGGAATGAAATCTTCTCGTCATTAATAGCCACGCGAGCTTCGAGATACCCCATCGCCTGGACAATGGTGGAAGCCGAAGTGACCGTTCCAACTCCTACAGACAAGCCCACAAGAGGCGCATTCGGGACGTAAGTTTTAACGGCTTTTTGGCTCGGGACTGCGGTATCGTCCCCAGGTATAGATAGCGTGGCATCTGAATTTCCAGTGATGTTGTGGCCGTTTAGGTCTACATCTTTATCCGCTCCTACGTATGGGACGAATCCGCCCGGCATCATTTCGGTTGTGAACCCTGCCCCTGTCCATTTCAGGTAACCCGTCCCTAGGGGACTTCCGGCCAGCGCCGTAAGACGCGAATTTGACGGCTGTTTCTGCTCATTCAATTGGTCGATAGCATCCTGAACGTTCGTAGCGCCCTGCCCAGATGACGGCACGTAGGATACACTGCTCGCATCGGACGATCCACCCCCGCTCATTGGAATGGAGCTGAACCACGCTACCCACGGCCTAGAAAAATATCCGTTTTCGATGGGGATGGCTCGAAATGGAGGTGTTGCCATTTATCACCTAGATTCTGGTGAAAGCTTGGGTAGTCACAGCCCCTTCCGAGACGATGACGGTGAATTCCATTGTGGATGCACTGGTTGAAGTTGTCGTGGTGAATGTCGCCGGGGGACCCGCCAGCAATTGTTGGTATCCGTTCACCTCCTTGAATTGGAGGATGTATGTCCCCACGGGAAGTGATGTTTTTTGGTCATTACCACCTGAGAAGGGGCCGCCCGTTTCCGGCGCGATGGCATCCGTGTAATGGACCTGATTCAGCTCGATGTATGGGTAAACGTAGCCGGGACGATAGGTGTAGGCGAGAGAGCCCTTGAAGAAGGCCCCCGCCGTGATGACATCGCGCGTTGATGCGTTCAGGACGTTGTATTCCGCGTCCCAATAGGTTGTTGATGGAGGATTTGTAAGAGTGCATTGCACGTATCCTGTTGCGCCTGTCGATGGCTTGCAACCCTCATAGAACTGCATCCGCCCGCTGTTGTCCAACGGATAGCCCGCAACAGACGCGCTCGTCGGCACAGAATAGACGCCTGTAGAGGCGTTAAATAGTTGGGGTGACCATAATTGTTTGCATCCCCCCGAAGTCGGGACCGTCACGGAAAGGATAGGTGTGTAGCTCATGCAAACACCGTTGGGACTCCATCCACCAATTTTATCGTGTATTGGGTTGTCCCGGCAATCACTTCCTTCACGCTCACATTGTCGATAGTTCCCCGCCATGCCGCGCTGGGGGTGAAAACAAGAGCGGCGTTACTGGTGGCCACCAGGATAGCGGTAAACGCGGTTTGGGTTCCAACGTCTTCGCCATTGGCTGGAACTGTCGCGCCTCCAAATCCTATCGATATCGTTCCTGGGTAACTGGTGACAATTGTTGCCTGGATTCGATAGGTTTTCCCAGACGATGGAGCAGCCGATAACGCCGTGTTGACAAGAGTGAACGCGTTCGCTCCGTCCGCAGTGTGGGACCCCACCCCGCCGGTGATGGTCCAGTTTGTTCCACTCCAATTTCCCGTTGAACTGCTGAAATCCTGGTCTGCCAGGGTGGTGATTAATTCCGTTCCGGCGTCATTGCTGAGCCACGGGAGGCCGGTCGCTGGGATCAATAGAGGATGGACATGGTCTTCTCTGGAGGCATCCGAGCCGGCTCCGGGCTCAGCAGTTGGGCCTGCAGCAAGCGGATCGACATCCGAGAGGGAAACGGTTGCGGGAATAGCCGCAATGAGTAGTTTGGCTGCGGCAAGATCAGTGGTTACGCCATCCACCGGGAAACGATCTTGGATCACGCCTTCCCCCGTGGGGCCGACAACAGCACTCCCAGTATCGTCCGTAAGCACCAATGTATAGACATAGTCCTGCAAATAGATCTCTGCTTCCCCATTCGCGTCAAGCACAATCGGGTGAGTGTTTGCAGCGCCAGAAGCATCCAGCGTATCTAATGGTGTCGTGGTTTCGCTCTCGAATGCATACATTCGGTATCCAGCGCTGGGCACATAATTCCCATTTGCGTCTAGATGAGTGTGGCGATAGATCAGGGTTGGTATCAGGGCAGTCATTCTGTCACCTCGTTGCTGGTCGATTTTGCGGCAAGATTCCCAACATTTGCCGATATGATGGCGTTCATTCGTGCGGACCCAGGCTTGGCTGTGGAGGCCGCGAAAAGGATTCTTCGGCCAGCGGGGCTATCGAAAAGGACGTCCACACCTCCATTTTTGATGGCCGTGTAGAGGGCAAGCAGGGAACGTGTTTTCTCCCCGGCCTTCATCACACTTTCTGTAGTCCTTTGCCCAAGGGCCGATGCCTGCTGTGGTTCCGCTTTAGCCAAATGCTGCATAACATTTTTGAGTCCGTCCAGTTTGAACTTATTTTCGCCCTTCAGCGTTACGCCTAAGGCTTCTAACTTGTCGTCGATTCCCCCAGAGATATTCCCGGGGATGAAGTCGCCTGTTCGCTTATTGACTGCGTTTGCAAATGCTTCTCCTACCACGCCACGAGCCGCCGCCGCCTGGCCCTTTGGGTCTAGAGCATTGAATAGGCGCTGGGCCTTGTCGACTCCGGCGCGAGAGAATGCCTCCATCATCTTGTCGGGATCTTTGCTTTCGATGAGTTTGACGATTGCGGGGTCCTTGTAGGTCCCTTGGTATCTCGAATATTCACGTCTGAACAACTTATCCGCCGCAGCCAATTCTGGTATTCCGCTCTTCTGCGCGGCATCTGAAAGATCATCGGTCAGAGCGTTCTTGATCGGCTGAAGAATGGTAGCATCAAGATCTCCGGTTACAGCTTGGCCGCCCCTATACGATTTTGAGATCTCTTTACCTAATGAACTACGGGTTGCGCTCAGTGTCTGGAAATTCTGTCCGTTTTGGATCGGGGCCGCTTGCATAACCTGGGTTGCCCTCGGGTCAAGGGCTTGCGTGCCAGAAGAGACCGTGGACACCACTGGCGGAGGTGCTATTTTATCCCTGAAAGCCTGCAGTGCTTTAATCTCTGCATCATGCGGCTTGAGCTGATCCAACTGGAGTTGTTTAATGGATTGATCAATTGCCGCAACAGTCTTTGGGGCTTCAACATTCTGCAGCGTCCCAGCCATAGAGTCGCGATAGGACGCAAGCTTGTCCATCCTGATCTTCTCTCGGAGTGCCGACAGGCCCGCCGAAGTCTGGACGATGTCTTTAGCCTCACTCCCTAATCCGTTGATTTCTTCCAACATCGCCTTGGCCGCACCTTGCCTACGCCCAGGCTTGTCTGCAATGGCCTTGATCTCCGCCAATCCCTTAAACGGAGTATCCGCCATTTCTTGATCGAGTTTCGCCACGAATGCTTTGGTTGCCTTCTTAGCCTGTTGCACTTCGAGCGGTGCCTCTTTGGATGCAGCCATGACGATCGAAGGTTTAGGCGTCACGCCAGCGGCTTCCATCTCTGCGATCACTCGCGCCGCCTTCGGCTTCATGACCCCCTTAGCAATACCTACAGCTTTCCCTACAGCTTTCCCAATGAGAGGAGTCGCAACCTTTATCGCTCCCTCGCCTCCAAGTTGGAAGAATGGGGATAGGACTCCAGCAACATTCGCGGCTTCAGCGCGTTCCCTCAATCCACCAGGAGTGGAGGCAAGAGCTTGGCCCATGCCGGTGATTCCAGCGGTCCCAACGCGGCTGAGTCGCGTTGACATTGCCCCTTCGGGTTGGCCTGCGAACATCATTGCCGTTGTTGGGATTGCTTCACCCACGAGCTGATTCGCCTTCGCCTGCCAGCCTCCGGCCTGGGCCAACTGTTGGCCTTGCTGCCTCCGAGCCTCAATATCTGCCATTTTGGCGTTGTAGACCCGATCATTCATGATCCCAGCGCCATGGGCAAGCCTTGAAAGAGGCTCCTGAATCGCGGTATCACTGATATTCTGAACACCTTGGACAATGTTCTGTCCGGCAGCTTTCCATGCTTCTGGCCCAAGATTCCGGGATAGCCATCCAGGTCCTTCCGGCGCATCCGGCGCTTTATTCTTCCCGAATGGATCGAAATACCACCCGGCACCGTTTGGCGCTTCATGGAGGTAAAAGGCTTTATCGTCCGGCCTGAAATCAAGGGTCTTGTCGCCTACCTTCATCTTTTTGGTTTTGAAGGGGAGAGGCTGGGGTTCCGGGTTAATGTCTAGTTTCGCGCCTGGAGGCAAAGGCGGGAGAGTATCCGATTGGTCTAGTTTGAATCCAGAAGGAAGAGGTGGGAGTTCTGGCATCACTTCACCTCTTCCCATGACTTACCATCTGCTGACAGAATCAACTTTTGACCATTGGCTCCGGTTGCTGTTGGTCGATTTGGCACGGCTGGAGTTGTAGTTGGTGCGCCCTGGATGGATATACGCTTTCGCGCCCTTGCGTTTGCACCTTCGAGGGTAAACACGATACGTTTTAGGGATTCCTTGAACGCTTTTTCGCTCATATTCGGGTTGAGCGCTCCAATGGCATCAGTTAACTTTTTGCCCTCTGCGTCCGAAAGCGCTCCCATGCCCTTCATCGCCTGGACCTGAGGGATAAAGGTTTGAGCTTTGAACGTATCCAATTCAGCCGCGAAAGTGGCCGCATCCGTCCCTGGGACGTATTTTGTAAGACCATACGTTCCGACCGCACCAGTTAGGCCAGGATGCGACAGCAAGCGCTTGGCCGTGTCAATCGTTATATCGGTCGTCGCAATTGTGCCCTCTTCCTTGGCCACCTGTTCCGCGCTCTTCGTATCTGCAGGGCTTCCGGGTATACGCTCCATTGCGTTTGTTCTTGGGTCATATCGATACCCCGGGGGAATTGTTCCGACTTGAGGCTGACCGGCCATCACAAGGGTAGCGGACGGCTTAGATTCCATGGCTCTTCGGTGTCTTTCGTCCGCCGTAAACTGCCGCTCCTTCCATTCGCCAGCGCGCCTGTTTTCCTCTTGCTTGAGCCGTTGATCCATGGTCATCGACTTTTCTACTTCCTGGCGGACGAATCCAGGATCGTAGACGGGGGGATGAGGATCATATCCTTCCGGGATCTGAACGCCATTCGCGATCGCTTCCTGGCGGATTGCGGCTTTTGCTCTCTGATAGCTTGGCTCATCGCTTACCGATGCCCAGATCTGGCCAGCGCGAGTATTCCACGCGTTCGTTTTATCCAGTTTCGCCTTATCCATCTTGGCCAAGTTCTCCTGGATTGCCGCTTCCGCTTGTGCCTGTTTCAGCTTAAGTGCATCGGGACGAAGTGCCATTTCTTGCTGGAGTTGCTGATTCTCAAGCCCAACGCGCTGGATTTGCGCCTGTCCAAGCTGCCCTTGGATGCCCGCGTTTTCATAGTCCCTTACCGCTGCCAAATTGGAGGCGGGACCACCCTTAGTGTTCAACAGTTGGAAGATGCCGGGGTCAAGTGCCATCAGAATCCCCTAGAAATTCGGGTTCGTGTTGTAATCATTGTAAGACGTGGGAGCAGCAGCGCTTACATTGTCAAAGTAGTTACCTGTCCCGCTGCCATTCATCATCTTGTATTTCTGCCACTCATTCAATGCATTTGTTGCCGAGTTGATCCCAGTCATGGTTGCTGCGCCTTGGTAAGCGGCATTCGATGTCAGGTTGTTCCCAATCTGGCTTGCGGTATTGGTGCCAGCCTGCCCAATCTGATTGGCCGAGGTTTGGCCAAGGCCAGCGATGGAAGCAAGTTGGTTGAATTGGTTGGTATTCGTGGTCTGGAATCGGTTGAAAGCGTTGTTATATTCGTTGCTCGCATATTCCTGGGCATAACGGCTCAGGGTCTTCCCGGCGCCGCCAGAATAGAGCTGGCCAGATCCAGTGGCCGAACGATCTAGGGCCTTCGTTGCTGCATTCATTCGCGCAGCGTAACCTGGATCTGAATTCGGGTCCCACTGGAAGGATTGCGTAAACTGTCCGCCTGGTTGTGTCCCTGCCCCAAGTTGGCCAACTGCGGTTTGACCAGCCTTAATCCACGGAAGCTGATCCGTCCGGTTCTGGCCATACATGTTGAGTTGATTCTGGTTCGCCTCATCAGTTGCGCTAGAGGCTTTGTTTGCGGATATGACGCTACCCACAACCCCAGCCACTCCCACTGCCACACCTACCCAAGACATGAGAGCACCTCCGTATTTGAGTCTACCATGAACGAAATTTCATCGAAACTTTTTGCAATAATTCGCGATTCAAGAACGTCTAGATCTTGCGTGTTGTCTTCGTTCGGGTTCACAGTGAAGAAGACGCATTCAGTCTGGGCAAAAATTACACGTTCTGTCCCCGGTTTGGTCTGGAACATCATTGGACCGTCTTGATCTGCGTCAAGAGTCAACACCCGATCTTCGGTGTAGATCTGCATCCGCCCCTTGGCCAGAATCGAGATGTTTTCTTGTTTGTGGATCAGAGTTACCAAGAGGGTTCCGGCTGGGTTGATCCGCTTCCGACCATATAGCCCATCGGCAAAGCAGTGTTCAAGCGGTTGATCGACCTGCGGCATGGATTCAAGCGTCTCTTTGAGGCCCTGGATGGCCCTTCGGCGGTCAAGACGTGTCCCGTGATCCGCCGCATACTTGAGGCGGTAGAGGGCCATGTCAAGAGACGCCGTTGTGAGGGTATGGCCTGAGATGCTGATGAGTTCTGTGGACATTAACTCACCCCCTGTTGGCCGTGGATTTCAGCCCCCAAGATGGCAAGCCTGCATGCCGGGCAGCCCTTAACCCTGAAAACACGGTTCCGCCCACTGCCGAGGCGTCTCCAGATAACAGGTTTTGCCCATTCTCCGGTCTTACCGATAGACTGATATTGTTCATCGCTCCATGTATGTCCGCCATCATCGCTGTATTGCAGTGACATTACTGGTTCGACATGTGGTAGAATCCCGTCAACACTCGAAGAATTAAGTGTTGCATTTGGGTGCAACCCCAACAGTCCCGCCACAGCCCATCGCTCATCTATGACAGTCGGCACGGTGAATTTAGTGAGTGCCATAGTGGCAGCGGGGGTTACGGCGAGCAGGAAATGATCAGATTCCCAGGTGATGACTGCCTTCCCGACAAGATTAAACCAATCCGTAGCGGCTGCCGCAATACCGTCAAGCGTGGTTACGCTTGCAAATGGGGATAATCCAGATCCAGTCGCATTTGATTCTGAGATCAAATCTCCGTTTACTGTAATAACGGAAAGGTCTGTTGGATCAACATAAGGGCTTTCTTCTGTTACCCATACGAGAAGGACCAAAAGTGCCGAGAGGCCTTCTGGAGTCCCAACAGTAGGCAATGTTTCACCAACTAGTGTTGGTATAGACGCTTGCTGCTGGATGTTGCCTACTTCCATATCCAGTTGGAATGAGTCATATCGCATCCGAGTCAACCCTTTGACCAGATGGGGCGACGTCCGTTCCACATGGATCAGGCTTGTGTCGAAATAGGGCCAGTCTGGATCCAAGGTGTATATTTTGCCTGATTCCCAGTCTCCGACATAGTGCTTACCGTAAGCGAACGCATGGTTTTCAGCCCGGAATCGCGCTTCGTGTCCATTTACCCAGTCCATTCGTTCGCACCAAAGGCCCGTGGAAACGTCTAAGCAGTGAGTGACTGGAGCACCTGGGACATTCAGGCAATAGAACTGATGCCCCCTGTCAGCATAAGTCCAGGCCGTGGCGTCGGATAGGTCCCCGTATGACATCAATGCCTGCTCAACCGCATGTGTCGATACCCTGACTGGCTGGTAGCCCTGCAATTGCCACACCACGCCAGACCCGTTTGACCCGGCCCCGAGCCAAAGCACTGTGTTGGCCAATTTCTGGAGGCTGAATGGACTAGCAAGGCCGAATTCGATGAAAGCGCCTTCCCGCCGCACGAAAGCATTATCGGATCCGCTTGAATTGTAGTAAACCTCAACAGAATCATCCCCGCCAACGATGATATCTCTGTTTGTTACGATGTGTCCTCTTACATTATCTGGGAGACCTTCAGCCGTCCAGAAGTCAAGGCCATTGATGTCAAATCCATCTGCAATTGCCGTGTAATACATCCGGCCCGTTCCAGGCTCGTTGAAAACAAAGTAATTGTCTATGAAGGAAACACGAGTTGCGCCTTTAAACCCGTCACCGGTTTGCAGGCTCGTTTTTGGAATCGTCCCGAAGGTATTATCTGCCAGGGTGACTATGTAGCCGTTCCGTCCGTCAACCACACAAAGTTGAGTCACGTTGTCAGCCATTGACACGGGTCCGGTCAATGTCCGAAGCGCTCCAACCGAGGTCGCGACATTCACAGCACTGATGCTATGCAACCCATAGCCTGACACCGCCCACAGTTTTCCGGATGAGTCAGTCCACATGCCGCGGATCGGCATTGACCCAAGGTCTACCGCAAGGCGAAGGCCGGGGACCATGAAGAGCGCCCCAATTTCATTCTCTGCAGCGGTTTTCTGTTCATTGATCTCTGGATACAGATTCACCGTCCGCTCGCAGGCCGCGTTGACGCTCTGGAGGGTATTCGATGAGCCAATGAAGCCAGGATATCTCACAACACATATCCATTCGTAAGCCGCCCAAGAGATGCGGAGCGGACAAAGGGAGAATCATTCATGGATTCGACTGATTTGGTATTTGCAGCCCGGATTCGGTTCTTCGCGGTCCTAGCCTGGGAATAGACTCCTTGGTCAATCGGGCGCCCAAACTTAGGTGCAATCGCAACCTCAAGGGCCAACAGGACCGCCTCTTCCCAACCCGGAGGAAGATTGAGCGGATCCGTAAGAGCGTAATTCCCGATTACCTCTTTGGTGTAGAGCACCACAGAACAAGCCTCACTTGGGACAGGCCAGAAGGTCAAGGTGTTAAGCGGGAAGGCGTTGTCAGGGTAAACGGATGTTGGCCACGTCATGGTTGCGAATTTATCAGGCTGGTCCCTCCATTCTTCAGCCGTCATGATCTTGATTGGAACTTCGTTATCTGAACTAGTCATGACAGACGCCAATTCGAGAGATGCTGGACGCGCGCCGCCCGTAAGCGTTCCACCCGAACCAATGGTGTATACAGACACGCTTGGAGTAAGTGTGTAGACGGTTCGTTTTGTGACATAACAGTTCAGGCCATCAACAGACCAGGACGAAAGCATGGAGTTGAGACGCCGCAGGCAGGATGCGGCATCAGCAGCAGTCAAAGACTGCCCAGAACCAAGCACCCCGATATCCTCAAGCGCATCCTGAATCAACTCTTTGACGGTAGTCATGGCTTCCTCATCTTTGGCCTGCCCCGCTTTGGTTTTTCTATTGGGTTTGCGGGTTGAACCGGAATAGGATCCGTTTTAGCAATGACCGCCGGATCATGATCGACCCAGCGGTCACCCAGTGCCTGTGACTCCTCATTCGAGTAAACGAGCTGAGGAGTCAATCCGTCAAGATTCCAGCGCCACGCTGGGAAACCAATGGGAACAACGTGGTGCCGGAGCATGTCTAAACGTCCGTATTGACGTAAGACCCAGCCTGTGCCTTGAGTAATGCCACAACTTCAGTCATGGATGTATTCAAGGCCGTAATGTTCGCCTGCACATAGTCCGCACTTGCGGTCGTGTAGGTTTCAAAGGCCGTGAGATCGGACGCCTTCGTGATGGTCCGAGTGGTTTGTGCGACAGTATTTGCCATTGTGGTTTCTCCTTAACCGAGAACGCGGGCAGCGTAGTTTGGCCGACCCATGGCAGCAGCCACGAGCATATCGATACGATACAGGGTGTCATCGCTGGAGATGTTCGTTCCAGACGAGAGCCTGAGGGAAAGACCCAGGTCGGGGATAGTGACGACAGAACTGGGCAGGTCTGGGTATGGCTCCATCGGGACGGATGCCATCACAAACGCGTTGGGATGGAACACCAGTGAAGTCCCGTAAGGCGTCACGGCGCTATTCAGCCAAGGATCGACTGCGGCGCCATCCTGGGGAAGGGCGGAGACGTTCTTGCTGGTCCCAGTCGCATACAGGGGCTCGGTGATGACGATGGTTATATTCCCACCGCTGGTAGCTGTGGCAAGGGCCGAAGCCACGAGAGGCTTCAGGACGCCGGTAGCCTCCAGAGAGACGGGGTCAACCGCATAACATCCAGCGATGGTGAACGAGTCGCCGGCGTTGATCGTGTTTCCCTCGGTGAAGCCGTCGCAAACGATAGAGGTGGTTCCCTCGACCGTGATCGTGCCGTTAATGACGGTGGTTCCCGTGTAAGTGCCGCCAGTGCCAGACAGTGAGTAGGCGTTTCGGTCAGAGCTGAAGGCGAGCCCCGCCACTTGCCCAAGGTTGCCTTCCCGATACTGTTTCGCGATATCAGAAACAGGATTCGCAAGTCCCTTAACCGCTTCCACCATGGACGCGATATGGAGCGGATTCGCCACACACTTAAGCATCCCATCATCATTCACACCGCCGATAAGCTTGATGTAAGCCACGCCATCAAGAAAGGGGGTCAGGGTGGTGGGACGAGAAGCGGTAGCGGCCCCGGTCACAATGGGGACCTTCTTGGCCAACTGCCAAAGCAACTGGTCAACTTTATTCGCCATCGCTGCGGCATGAGTCCGAACGCGAACTTTCATATCGTCCAGATTCAAGGTGCGTTCTTTGCTAGAAAGCGTGAAAGAGGTATTGAACTGACGAAGCGTGACCGCAACAGTCGTATCATTCAGACCATCTGGATCCGCGGTCTTCCCTTCGGTCACGGTTGCATGGCCAGGGATTCGGAGATGGACCGTATCCCCATTCTTGAGATTGCCACCGCCAGTAGGGAAGGCTTCCCGGCCATTCAATCGGTGGACCTGCTTGCCGAGAGTGACGTCCTCTTCGACCACTTCACCGATTGCGTCAGCGATGATCTTGACTTGGTTGTTGAAAACATTGCTCATTTCGAAATTCCTTTAGTTGTTGCCCTTACGAGTGGATATACCCATCTGACCGTCTGCGAACAGCGGGAGACGTTGCACCACTCGGGATAGGCGTAGGTGGGGCCGGGGCTTGTGACACCGGCTTAAACGTTGGTTTAGTTGAGAGCTTGTCCTCAATCCGTGCCATTTCCTTGATCGCTTGGATTGGGGTTAGGGCAATAAGTCTGTCGATTTCTTGTGGATTTTTGCCCAAGTGGTATTTGATGGCGGAAGATGCATCAGAACTCGAAAGCGCCATATTGATGGCTTGCCAAGTTGCGGAGTTCTCTTCAGTCTGCAGCGCGTAAGCATCTTCAAGCTCTGCCACTGCTTCTGGAAAGTCCGGCTTGTCTTTCGCGAATTCTGCGTCTTTCTTCCTCCAGTTTTCCTGGGCTTTTACTGCCTCCTGCTTTGCCAGTTCCGATTTGATCCGGGTTTCCGCTTCCTTCGCGCCCATCTCCTTCGCCTGTGCGACCAGGGCATCCAGACTTTCGAAGTCCTCCGTATTGATGCCCTCTAGGCCAGTCTTCGGATGTCGAAGGGCTTCAAGTTCGGCTTCAAGTTGGGCGGCCTTAGCTTCCGCCTTTTCAAGGCGTTCCTGCCGTTTCCGAGACCCAGGAACATTCGGTTGGATGTGGTCTTCCTGGGGTGCAGGTGTTTCGCCTTCCGCTGGAGGTGTCACCACCTCCGCAGGGGATGGTTCAGGCGGGACTTCGGTAGGCGTGGTTTCAACGGTCGTTTCAGCCAGCAATTCCTCGCCAGCCACAGAGTCGTTGTGGATAAAATCGGCTGCACTCATTGTATTTCCTCCGAGCCAGCCTCTTCAGCCAGCCTTGGTAATTGAGATGTGGCCACTGTGGCCGGTTGCCCGCCAGCCATCGAGCCAGCAGGTTGGGGGGTTGCGGGCGCTTCAGGCGTTTCACCGTCTTCGCTCGGGATGTCTGGAGTTAAGGCAAGTTCCTGTTCAATCCTGCCCATCTCCGCCTTCAATAGAACTTCTGCGTATTTGCCTTGTTGCGTCACATAGAGCTTCACCAGTTCCGTCCGCTGGCGGATCAGTTCTATCTCTTTCTGGGCATTTAGCTTCACAATTTCGGTGTCCCGCTCATCGTTAAATTTATCGAGCGCTTGAGTTTGCATTTCGATCATCTGCCCCATTTGCTGCAGCTGCTGCTGAACTTGGGGCGGTATCTGGGGTTGATTCTCGTCGGGCTTTTTAAATTCTTGTGGGGTAAGCCTATCTGCCAACTCATCATTAGCCGCGAAATCAATCTGTCGGACAACAATATCCCCGCCGCGATCCATGATGGCGGGCGAAACCTTGGCTAGATCCATCAAAACGGCTGTGCTCTCCTGCCGTTTGCTTGCATAGCTCGGACCTGTCGAAATGTGGATGTCGTAGCCCTCTTTTACTCGTTTCATGTCGTAGATTTGAGCTACGCCAGATTTTAGACCCTCTACGGGTTCGGATGTGTTGACTTTGACCCGTTTTTCGGTGCCATCCACTCCCACAATTCTCAACATCCGCTCTGTATCGATGACTTCGGGGATCATTCCGAGCACCACACGCCAAAGATGCCGAATCGACCGTGCCAAATTGTCCGAATAGTGGAAATTGCCCGTCTGGCCCTGTTGCTGGAGGGCACGGATTGCCCTTCCAGACATGTTCCCTTCCTCCTGGTTTCCGCGCGATGGGTTGAACATGTTGGAAACGCTTTTTAGGGCCATCTCCGCATCTTGCTTGGCGATCACCATTGCTTGAATCGCGGGTTCCACCACATTTCGAGTGGGGGATGGGAGTTGCTGTTCCGCATTATCTGGGCTCCATGCGTTGTAATACAACACATTCTTGTTATCCGAACCAGCTGATGCCCAATCATGCTTGAGATTCTCGGGGATGGATCCAATAGCCGCAATCCATGGGACCTTCGGGGCGAGCCCCAGAGCTTCCGTGATGTTACTGGTATACGCATTGATGGCGATGGCGGGATCTTTGAGCGCTCTTACTACTCCCCAATGCCACCGCTCGCCATTGACAATCAATTCCTTCCCGTAAACTGGAATGATTGGGATCAACTTCCCGGCAAGCTTGCGGCTTTCCAGGATTTCCACGCCGTTTGTCTTATACCACCACAGTTCCGTTTCCGTGCTCTTTCGCTCAGCGGTGATGTCTAGGAGCGCCTTGTCTACCTTTTGCCCGGACGGGAGTTTGATCGTCTCGCCGGAGCGGAGTTTCACCAAACTGATGGGCTTTTCCTGCAGCTCGTAGTATTCAGCAATCCGAATGGTCTTCCGGTCAGCAGACAACCAGCCCTTCGCTTCATTCCCAACGGATTCAAGCCAAGAAAGTCCTTGCGCGTCCGGGAACATATCTTCGAAATCATCACGGCTAATATCGACCTCTCCGAGTGCCCATTTAGCGTCAGATCCGTCCGGCTGGATCGAATTGGGGTCCAGGTGCCATTGGAACGCATTGGCGCACGAGTCGACAATTAAGTCCTGATCGAAACTGTCTTCAGCTGTGTAACGGGTCGTGACTCGCATAAATCCAAATCCGCCGCGCTTTTGGGCTTCTGAAGCACGATCATAGGCATAATCAGCATTGGAAATCATCTCCACATGTCTGAAATAGCCCTGTAGCACCTCGGCAAGATCTTCATCCGCACCGTCTCCGATCGGAGACACCTTCACACTAGGCCGGTTCTGCCTCTCATCATTCACGAGCTGGTCAACAAATGCGTTAGTGTGGTCCACTTCCATAACTGGTCGGCCCGCCGCGATGCGTTTTGCCTTCGCGTCCTCCGGCCATTGATTCCCCTTTTTGCAGAATAGAGTGTCCTCAAGCGCAAGCTCTCGATCATCTTGAGTCGCTGACACAACCGCATCGCGCCGCTCTCGGATGCGCTTCAGTATTTTCTTATCTGCATCGCTAGGTAACACGTTGCAACCTCACCAGTATGTTTCGAGCAACAGCAATCGCATCTTCCGAATATCCAACGGCACGTAAGGCGGTTTCTGCAGCTTCCCATGGATGGGACTCGTCTCTCATCATCGAAAGCGTTGGCAGCATTCGGAAACCATGGTGGCGGCGTAGGATACCCATGAACGCAGTCCGTTCGGTCGTCCCCAGAATCTCGCGATCTGTCAGCATGATCCATGCGTTAAGATCGGTCATGATTCGTTGCCATGGGTCGGTTTTGCCTGCATAGTCATTGTATTCGCGGAACATCACTGTTGACCCGGGGATCACTTCGGCTTTTGGCCATTCATGAGCCGAATGCAGAAATGCCGCGACATGAGGGAATGCTGTTGAATTTCCCCAGTCTTGGGTCATCTGGTATCCAAGCAAAATGGCCTCGCGTTTGCCCAATAGAGTGCTAATGAGCCCCCCCGCTCCAGCAAGACTTTGGATAGAATTTGCCCATTCTTCAAATTCGCCCAGATTACTCAGATCCCATGACTTACATTTGTCATATAAACAAATATCTGTGCGACTTCGGTTGGCGTGCTCTATCGGCATCGTCTCCGGGAAATACCAGTCAGCACCGCTATCCAATGCATTGATTATTTTCGCAATTGAGCCAGGGGTGGGTTCATCGTCATCACCCATGAGCCAGATATAGTCACCAGTGGCATACTGGCAGACGGTCCAGAAATTGGTCAGATGGTTGTTGGATGTGTTGTGATGAACCACAATCCCAGGCCCAGCAATGGCGTCCAGGTAGGCCATGGTCCCGTCCGAGCTGGCATTGTTGCTGACTACGATTTCAACCAATCCTTCGAGCAGGCCCTTGGTCTCACGCTGGATCGCGCGAATGCACCCGCGCAGCCACTCCTTGCGGTTGTATGTCGGGATACAAATCGAAAGACGCGGGCTCATACCGCAATCCGATGACGCCCAGTCGCGCGAATAGAAGGGTGCGAATCTTGATCATCCGCCTCAATCGGGCATGTATCCAGATCCGTGCATCCCTTTACCTGCATTACCGTTTCTAAAGCGAAAACCCTACGCTTGGCAGAATCTGCCCTAGATATCGCAATGCCCGTTCGGTCGTCAATCTTCACGTCTTGGGCCTTGAGCCGCTCATCAACGCTTTCAACCCATCTCTTGACAAACCACAAATTAGTTAATGCCACTACAAGTGCCCCGCCGATCCCCAACAGATTTCCTGGTTCGGTTATCATTCAGGGCCTCCGGGCACAGGACCATTATCAGTCCATTTTTGCCCGGTATCAATACTCGGCAGCACACCTTTCGCTTTTAAGTCGCTCAATATCATCCCGAAGCACCTTGAACCTGCGCTTGTTGCCCACCTGCCCGTTCTCCAGCGTGGCGACTTTTGGAGCGTCTTGTCTGCAATATCGGCGACGGAACCCGCTCTCGTGCATGCCTAGGATCTTGGCGGCTACATGGGACGAGATCCAATCTCTACAGCCCTCCATACAGACTCCCACCACTTGCGTTGCGCCATTGGCCGAACGGATCCACCTCTTTAGGCTCTTCGGGGGCTTTCCCAAGCATTATTGACCCACTCATAGCATGCACAAATGCATCCACCTGATCATCATGCACCCCGGCAGGGAAACTACTCATCTCATCGACAAAATCAGATACCCATTCGGCGCCTGAGGGGATGTAGACCAACCCGGCCTCGTGGCTTGGCGTTACCGCGTTTGCTCTCGTAACCTTATCCCTGTCCGCCTTCACCGCGCTTATTGGGACCCTAGTTCCTCGCCGGAGATCCTGGATGATGCTTTGGCCTGCAGCAGTGTCCTCAATTCGCACCTGATGGGCGCCCCACTTCTCAAATTGGGCAACAACAGCCCGCTTTAGTTCTGGATACTCAACGCGATGGCGCCATACATCGAGCACATAATACCGGCTATCCGATATCCCGATGGTCACGCATGCCGAGTAATCATTGCCCTCATTGGTTTTGAACGCAGTATCCCATGCCTGGATCACTCTGAAACATTTGAGCGCAGAGACGAGCCCCTTAGGTGTTGCGTCAATAGGGTTGAAATACTGCCAATCCGACCGCTTGAATATCCCGCCAGCCGCTGCCATGGGGCGCTGTTGATACAGACACGCCCAATCTCTCTCGCCGATAGCCATCCTGATAGACTGCAGCGCCTCGACAGGGTAGCACTCAGGCCATAGGGCAGACCCCTCACTCCGGCCATCATCACCCTCGGCTAGGGCTGGTAGGTTGATCACCTCCCATCCCTCATGTGCATGCTCCCTCAGCAGCCATCCGGCTAGATCATCCTCGTGCCATCGTGTCTGGATGACGACGATTGCGCCTCCTGGCATCAGGCGGGTGCGGGCGACAGACGTATACCAATCCTTTAGGCGCTGGCGCATGATCTCAGACTCAGCATCCTCCCGGCCCTTGATTGGGTCATCAATCAACAGGAGATGGGCACCGCGGCCTGTCGCTGCGCCTCCCACGCCTAGAGCATGGTAGACACCTCCAGCCTTGAGGCTAAACCGAGTCGCGGCCTGGGAATCATCAGCCAGTCCGGCCTCGGGGAATAGCGCTGCGAACTCTGGATCGACCACAGTATTCCGGACTTTGCGGCCAAAATCAGATGCCAGATCCTGGGAATAGGTAGCCGTGATTACCTGATGATCAGGATGGAGCCCGAGATAAAACGCTGGGAAATACTCGGAGGCCAACATGCTTTTACCGTGCCTGGGCGGCATGAAAATCATGAGGCGCTTGCAATCCCCAGACCTAACCCGCTCCAGCGCTCCCGCGATGGCATGATGGTGTGGAGCTGCCTGATACCCGGTCCATTGAGCGCACGCGAATGCGATGAGGGATCCTCGGGCCTGGACCAATGCCCGCCGCTCGAGTTCCAGTTTCGCCCGTGCCGCAGCCTCTAGGATCTCCCTATCACTCATCAGCTCTGCCTGGCTCGGCTACGGCACAATCAATCACCCCCATGAGTGTGAGTATCAATCCAATAACTACTGTGAGTAGGATCATTTTGTATAATCCATAGGTTCGGCGCAAACCAGAGTGGCATTTCGTGCAGTGTTTGCGCCTACATCAATTGTCGATGCTTGCCCTATTTGTGCCTGAATCGGCCTGTTGATGATCTCCATTAGCTCCGCATCGGTGCGTTTAGAGACGTCCAGGACCTGGATTGGCCCTCCATTTGCCCCTGTGATCTCTGTCCGGTCGGAAAACATTTTGAGATGCTTCCCGATGAGTTCGTTCGCCCGACATACACCAGCAGCGTCGAACTGCCAGACATTGGCCAGGATCGTATCTCCGGTTTCCGGATCATCAACGATTGTAACCAGTTGCTTCCGCTCTTTCCCGCTGCCAGTCATCACAGGCGCACGTTGGAGGCATCTCTCGTTGACCTCCAGCAGGTTGTTGAGCACATAGTCCTGATCGATCTCCAATCGTTTACGCCTATCCTCTTGACGTATATCAAGATATTTTCGTATGTTAGGCAATGATAAGAGATACGAAGCGCTTGCCCGAGCGCCAGCGTAGCTCGCCCCTGGATAGGCCTGCTGGTAAGCCGCTGTTGCGTTTAACTCAACGTCCGCCAGTAGGAGATCACAGAAGAGCTTCTGCTGCCCTGTGACTGCGTCAGGGGCCTTGGGAAGTGGTTCGATTGACTTGGAGCATTTTCGATGCCCCCCAGGCTGTTTGTTTGGCCTAGACGGATCCGGTTTGCGCCTAGCTGCCATCTACCACCTCACGATGTAGTCTTGCCCTGGTGTGCGCATTCTGTCCATTCTACCCATTTTTCGTTTCGCTTTATGGGGTTCACCCACTCCCAGATAACAGCCTGCTCCCATTCCCACCGCCCCTTGCTATTAGTGCCTGCCCAATCACATCCGCATTTTGGACATATGTCAGGTGGCGACGACACTCCCATGTATGCGGAGGCGATGTAGCCACAGTGGCATCGGTTGATCATCATCCAGTCGCCAACCTGTGGTTTCCACACTGGGTCCGGGATTTGGGGGGTCGGGTCCGGGATTTCGTCCTCGGCTGGTTCCGTCTTACTCCATAGCCATCTCATCCATTCACCTCTCTACTAGTATACGTTATTTTGGTGGAATTTCAACGAAAAAATATTTTCACTTTCCCTCTTGCATTCCGTTCGCCACGACCGATACTGTTGTTGTCGGGGATGAGACCCGCAGACACAGGGAGCTACGATGACCACTGCCCAATACCGCGCACTTGCATATGATGCAGCGCTCGCCGGTAACCACATGGAAGCATCTAGGCTGTATACTTTGGCCGCAGATAATTATACCCCCACGAAGGGCGCAATTGCAAAACGAGATATCGCGAATCTGCGTAACATGGCCGCAAACTACCAACGGAGTGCGGAATGGCTCAAGAACAGAGGGTGTATTTAACGCCCCGCCCCACCCCCCCCCCATCGCCCCGGAAGGGGCTTTTGGGGTGTAACTGGGGGAACCCAGAACGGGAGAGCGCCATGAGTAAATGGGCCAAGTGCGAACAGTGTGGGATGGACAAAGAGGTTCCGGCTTTTGAAGGCGATGGGGTTTTCAGCTTGCACATTTGCAAACCTTGGGCAAACGGACCGGATGACGCTAGGTCTACGCGGCACTATCCAAATCTTGAGGATGCCGAGGGCCAGGGATGAGCCGACCCACGACTCTCCCTCAACCCTGGCGCTCACTGGCCGACAAGCTAGGCGGCGTCCAGGCCCTCGCTGATGCCCTGTGCTGTGATCCCGTGACCCTCCGCCGCTGGGCGAATGGATCTCAAACCCCGAACCGTGCCACACAGGCATGGATACGCCGTGGGTTTGAGGAGGTTGGGATTGAACCACCATCATTTGGTAAGCAGATCGAAAACGATTGATATACCAGCACATACAACGATAATTCCCAGGATTGCCAGGATCACGCCAATCACTGCGCCTATGCCTATCAGTATACCTGTGATCATTAAAACCTCCAGAGCAATCGGCCCACGGCCTCTAGGGTTGTGTTGTCACCGGGCAACCGATGCCTAACAACATCAGCTCCAATTCTGACTGGCCCTAGATCGCGTTCCACCGAAACGCCCATCTGACCATCTGATCCATACGCAACGCCAGCCGCCCAAGTTCGCGGCTTGGTTATGCTCCTGATTTGACTTTCGAGGATATCCGCCCGCAGATCAGCTAGGATCAGCGCCTTGCTTTGGGCATCGATTTGTCTGTCTCGGGCCTTGATACGCTCCTCATCCGTTTCGTGCCTCGACTCCTGGGCGGCTACTAATTCTCGCAAAACCACCACTTCGGTAGCGCTGTCTGGTCCAGGAATGTCCACTCCGTTGATACCGGGTAGGGGATCCAGCGGCTTTCCCGTGATCTTCGCCAGTTTTGCTTGGAGCGCTTTGACCACCCTATCCTTGTCCAGGCCACGAGCGTCCGCGTCCTCTGCATCCTGCCGAGCCGTTGCCTCCGATCGCTTGAGCGCATCCTCTTGCCCCTTCAGCTTTTCGTTTTCAGCCAGGACTTGTGCAACTTGAGCCACGCCGCGTGAGTGCTCGGAATACCATCCTGCCCATACACCAATTAGGCATGAGGCTAGGCAGGCTAGGAGCCAGTAACGCATGGACATCAATGGACCTCATATATCTGGGTTATGGTCCCAACTGGAACAGTGATTTTGTAGCCGCTTTTATACCAACCATCCTCAATATAGTAGGACACATTTGGTTTTACCTTATCGCTTTCAACCAGTATTACCTTTTCGACCGGAAGCGTTTCCCGCTTGTAGCACCCAGAGCCCAGGTCCCGCATGTAGTAATAATGCTCTACGCCCTCAATGCTCCCGCATCCCAAGAAAAAACCCCCCCTGGGCGTGGTGGCTGTATGCAATGAGACAATCCCGCACATGAACTTTTGCGGTGGCGGCATAGATCTACGTTTTTTCTCTTCAAATTCCTGCAATTTAGGTGCAGACCACGATATTAACCATAACAGACTACATACCATTGCGATGCTGGAAAGGAGAACAGATGCGGAATAAATATTCGGATGTTTATCTATCCATTTGTCCATCACGAGTCACCCCCCGGCTTTTTCGGCGCGAGCACACCCACCGGGTTCAATCCCAGGAGATACGCCACCGGGGGAGACCGAGCCCGCAAGCCCGATTTTAGGGTCCTGCTGGGAGTGCCACCCAGCCAGACCAGCGAGTGGGACGCATGCCGCGACAAGTGCCGATACGGCCCCGCTACCCACATCGCCCTTGATAATTATACGGATCGCACACGCTGCACCCAGCGCCGCCGCAACACCGGCAAGAGTCCAAGCGCTCGTTATCAATACTGCGGCCTTCGGGCTTTCTGGGTTCTCGGCATTCGTCAGCCGTTGGAATAGGCCAGAGGGCGTCCATGTCATGCCGTCACCCACAGCCGAGTCACTCCCGACTCATGGATTTTCACGCGGGAAGGTCGGAATTGGATGATGCACCCCATGGACTCCTGGCCATAGTGGCGGGGTTTTGTCGATGCACCGTGGATCCAAAAATCGTTTCGGCCAAACATCTCATTGTCAAAATCCGGCGTCAGCCTCATGACGAATTTACCGAGTCGCGGATGGTCCTCTGGAGTTCCGATGGTATACCAACCCTGCGGAAGCGGCCCCGTCCTCACAATATGTTGCCATGACGGGTTATTTTTACCTTCACCACGTCCAGCCCAACCGATGCCGAGAGATATCCCCTCATCGGTTTTGATCTCCCCAGTGCTTTGGCTATACGTGAGATAGTCTGTCATGGCGGAATAGTGTGGGGCTTGGATTCACGAGGATGGTTTAGCTGCCTCGCGCCCGACTAGCGGTGAGCCCCACGACCATCAGTATAGGCAATATTTATGCGCGCGCAAGTGTCCGATAACCCAATCTTTTCCGCATACTGTGGCAGCACCTCCTCGCAAACCCGACAGATTACCGTCCCGTCTGCCTTTTGGTATTTCACCGGATGAGTGCATACTAATGACATTCAATCCCCCTGATCTCAAAGTTTGCGACACTAGGAATCCGCTTGGCCAGCTCCCCATCACACCCTGGGCAGTCAGTAGTTTCAGGGGCGTCCATGATCTGGATCCGCTCGAATTTCAGGCAACAGTCAGGGCATCGGTATTGATAAATCGGCACTTTCTTCCTCCTTTTCGTGTTTTGCCTCAGTCAATCCGTAGATTTTCAGATAATGATCGGATTCCTGGCGTCCCGGTTTTGTGGGTTTCGGGAGCAGCTCTTTCAGGCATCCAAGATCATGCCCTAGAATTCGGAAGTTTCTCGTCATGCTTAGACCCTCCTCCTGATCACACTACGTCAGCGAGGGCGAAGATGACGCCCTGACAGAATTTCTCACCATCTTCCATCACGTCGAAGGGTTCAACAGGGAAGGATGCCTTGAATGTCCAGCAGTAATCGTTCCTCTTCTCGTCATGCCAGATCCCCTCAATAACGGCAGCTTTCTTTGTTGCCTCCGCGTAGTAAGGGCAGCTCTCATTCTCGCACTCGTCCTTTAAGAGCCCTTCAGGGGTGAGATAGATCGGGCCGAACCCAAACTCATCGTTGATGGCTCCCTCCATCTCAACCAGATCGTCGCTGGCTCCGTAGACGATCACCAGCCCGTCTCGGCGGGCCTGTTCAGTGACTTCCCTTGGGATGAGTTCGCGGCCATATTCTCGTCCATTAAGACTCTGAGCGAGTTCTTTTGCGTTCATGGGTTCTCCCTAGACTTGGTGTTTCTCGTCATGGTTGGGTTCTCCTCCCGGGCAAGGGCTTATTCAGCTTTGAGTTTCGTTGGTTTCAAACGCCCGGGTTCCATATCCACCGGCTCGCAGAGCGCTAAGGATTTTCTGATGCCCTGGCACAGGCTTCCAGGGCATTTCGACAACGAATGGGACGGAATCATGCCTCAGGCCCCCGAAGGCTTCCCTGATCCACACTTTTGCCGTTTCACCCTCAAAGTCGATGCCACCGAATCGGTAAAGGTATTCATCCCCTTTACCAAAAGCCCGAAGAACAGCATGATAAAAAAGGTATTCATCTCCCTCATAGAGGTCGGATGGATTCATGTTTCGGATGGGGGTGAAATTCTCATTGGAATAGTTGCAGAGGGTGTCTGACCCAATTTCACGAATCACAGCACCACCGAAGTCACCCCCAAGGGGCTCAACGTAGAACCCGATCTTCCACCGGCACAGGCCCCCAGTATCACCGATCACCAGATCCCCAGCCTTCGGCTTGTCCCACGGCGCAAAGTGGACGCAGTTCCGATAGGGTTCCGATGACCATATCATACCATTGTGGGGACCGAGAGAGGCGGTAACCTTGAGTCCAGCTATGATGGCCATAAGGATGCGTTCTCGGTCGGTTAGTTTAAGCTGGGGCTTCCCCTTCTTCTTAACCTTGGCGCTTCTCGTCACTTTTTACCTCGTGGCGGTGGTGGGTCAAGATGTTCGATTGGCTCTACAAACACAATCCCTTTGGAAATCCCAAAGGCGTAGGCGTATTCCACAATGTCCCATACCTCCCGTGTTGACATACTCCTAGTGTGCTCCCCCAGAACTACAAAACCTCCTTCAATACCAGGCATGGTCCGTTGTTTTTTGAGCACCGCGGTAATCATGTCTTTCCATTCTACCCGGTTTAATTTGTGTCCATACCAATCAATAGGCTCCAATTGGGCAAGAACTGCATACATCTTCGAACTCAAAACAGAAGAGCGCTTTGGCTCTGTCAACCTGATGATAGTTCCGTCCTTGGCGGATTTGATTGTTTCCAAGCAAAGCCGCCTGGAGGGATGGGGGGATGGTTGCAGGACAAATTCCGCCAATATACTCATGCTACGGCTCCATGGTTGGATAACACAATTCGATGAATTCCCACTCAGATACGGGTTCCGCCAGAACATTGCCCTGCTTTAACCACCCATCCACAACCATCAAAAGTTCCGGCTCTGCCCCATACAGCCGCTCAAATTCCCTCAAAGACATCCCGACATGCACGGAATTCCAGTGGTGCCTCTCCCTACACAGTGGGATGGTGTGATTGTCCCCGGCCTTCTGGTTTTTCAACACTGTCCCATCCGGTAGATGCTTCATGTGGTGGGCCTCCGTGGGGCTTCCCTGCACCTCTCCACGTATCCAGCATACTACACACGGGAATTCATGCAAGCGCTTTAGGCGGGCAAGATCCACTAAACGCTCTGGCTTGAGGATGTGTTTTCTGGTTCGCTTAGGTTTCAGCGGTGTGCGTTTCATTTGTGATGGTATCCATCATTTGATTCTGATTTGCGAGCGTGGTCAGTTCTGCGCAGGCCTCATAGTCGCCCATGTTTGCGGCACGTCCTGCGGTTTCTTCAAGCAAATCCGATAGAGTTGTCATTGGATTTTACCTTTCTCCCAGCGTCGGGAATATGGTTCGTGGATATGGACAAAAGCGAAGGTCGGATCCACACCCTGCCCAGAATGTTCGAGCACGTCGCGGGTTCGCCGGTGAAGGGGGAAGTGCTTTTTGCATGCCGCCCGACCTTTCGTAGATAGCGGATGAAAAGGTCCGGAGGTCCGTAGATCGATTGATGGAGGCACATTCGTCCTCCCCAGCAATACGGCTCCCACACTCACAAAACGCTCTCGCAATTTTGCCTCCGGAGGGGTGGATAGGTCAGCTGTTGGCGTAGGATTGGCACACTGCGCACCAACATGGCCCGTCATAGCCGTCAGGGTGTTCGTCCAGAGTTGCCGTGATGTCGATAAGTTCTTGTTCATCTCGTCTATACTGTTCACGCATTCCTGGTACCGCGTCGATCAAGGTTGCGCGATGGGCGTGGATCTTCGCCCTCAGGATCAACTCCTGGCGCACCCCTTCAATTATTTCGGATTCGCTGAGCATGGGTTCACCTTTGGGCAGGTGCTACTCGGATATGCCGAGAGCTTCTTCGACCTTGCAGAGTGGGCAATCCTTGGCGCAGGTAGAACCACCCGCGGCTATCCAGTGCTCCTCCGCTTTGGGGTCATTGTCCTCATACCACTTTCGGATGACCTCAAGGCGGCGTATCAGATCATGTGCCAGGGCTGCATCGTGTCGGCATGCGGCGTTGAAATCGCCTGTTGCGTATTGGGATGGGCCGAGGCTCCCGTGTTCGCTCATCCAAGTGTGCATTTGTGTTTTCATGGGTTCTCCTTCCTGGACAGATTCACGGTTTCGGGTCGAAGTCTTCGCACTTGCGCTTGTGCCCCCAGTCGTCATCCACGGGGCTCTTCGGGTCGAACCATCTCGGCTTATGCCCAAGCTTGCAGTGCTTGTCGTTCTTGCCGTCGTAGTAGGTCCCGAAGGCCAAGTCGTAGTGCTCGCATTCGTCGCAGTGACGGGTCTTGGCCTTCGGGGCGCCCATGACTATTTTCCCTCGGGCCGCTTGTTCAGGCCGACGCCCGCAAGGACTTCCGCCACGTCATCGACGTGCAGGCAATCGCACATGCAGGCGGAGTCGTTGGCCGGTTGGATCGACGCAATGTTTCCATTGCAGAAATCGTTCCCGGGCACTGCGCTGTGCAGGACGCCGTAGGAGACGACCTTCCCGCCCTCCAGCTTCACGATCTTGTCGCCGTTCTTGGCCTCGCGGCCGTTTCGGTAGTGCATGGTTTTCCCTTTCTGGGAATCGGGCGCGGATCGCCGCGCCGGGTGAATTCTGGACAGTTACTGTTCGATTGCCTCGTGCGCGATGTGGTGGACCTCGCGGGTATAATCGCCATAAAACAGCGATGACCCAGGGAATTTGGATCGGATCGCAGTCAAGGCAGATAGATAACGATCCGCTCTCGACTCCTGGCCCATGATTTCTGTGATGCGCTGATGGTCCACTTCTTCAAGCTTCCGGACACGGACTCCAAGAGCGTCCCGCTCGTTCTGATCCTCGATCGCTCTCAGGATCAATGAGTGGATATCGTCCATCAGTGTAGATGCCATCAGAGATGCGCGTGTCAACTCTGGAGATGCGCCGCATTTCTCGATGGTGATACACAGCTCGTGGGCGTTCTTCAGGAGCGGGTGCCGTGAAATATCGGCTGGATTGTCAGGCATGGCGTTCCTCACGATCCGAATAGAGGCGGCGCAGCGTGGCGACTTCCTGGGCTTCTTCGTGGTCCATACAGGCTCCAATGGGGAGGGTCATGCGTTTGGATATCTGTTACTTGGGTTCCCAGGCGGAACAATCCGCCATGGCGTTTACACCTTCAGGACGGGCATCCACGGCACACCATTGGTCAAACGCATCGTCACAATCGTGACATCTGGAGATGCAATCGTGTTTGCAAGTCTTGCATGCACGGCGGGCGGGATTCTTGAAACATGTCAGTTCGTGCTTCTCGACCAACTTCTTGTCTGGCGAGACCCTACCGCACTTGAAATTGCATCCCCAACGCGGGGGCGTGATCGGCCTGGGCATAAGTCCTCCTTCTGGACAGTTACGGTCTACGCGAATTTATTGATGTGTGGCCCAACTTTGAGGGCTTCGATTTGGAGTTCCAGGCTGCGGATCCGATCGGTTTCGGTTGCCATGGCTTTCTCTCGCCATCTGTCAGAGACAGCCTCCGAAACAGCCAATTCTTCCTCTAGTTCTGCGACGCGGGCGCGGAGGGATTTGATCTCACACTCGGGGCATTCTGGGCCGCTTGAATTTTTATGGTCTGGGCAGAACCCATATTTATTCATCGTCGTGCTCCTGGACAGCTACACCCAGCCGGGCGTGGCTTTGCGGTGGAAGGTGTAGATGCCGAAGGCGCGGTGCCTCCACCACCCGTTGTATTCCTGTATGTCGTGGCGGTCGTGCGGAGCGTAGGCGATGCGTCCGAACAGGTTCCAGATGAATGGGCTCATGGCTACTCCTGGGTTTTGAAGAAAATGACGACACGGCGCACGTCCTTGGAAAGCCCGAAGTGCTGGAGAACCTTCCCGGATGGCTCCCGGTTTCCTCGCGCGATGTCCGAAACGAAGGCGGCGGAAACCCCGAGGTGGGTAGCAAAGGCGCGAAGCGATCCGAACTCCTTGCAGGCCCTTCGGATCATCTTTCTGACTTCAGCCTCTTCGATGATTTCCATGTGTCCTCCGATGGACAGATTCACGGTTTCGGGTCGAAGTCTTCGCACTTGCGCTTGTGCCCCCAGTCGTCATCCACGGGGCTCTTCGGGTTGAACCATCTCGGCTTATGCCCAAGCTTGCAGTGCTTGTCGTTCTTGCCGCCGTAGTAGGTCCCGAAGGCCAAGTCGTAGTGCTCGCATTCGTCGCAGTGACGGGTCTTGGCCTTCGGGGCGCCCATGACTATGATCAGTCCATCGGGCCGTCCGTGTTGGTTGCGCTGTGTCCGCTCTTTCTCAGTAATGGGATCTAGCAATTGATGACAATGTGGGCATCGTTTTGTTTCCATAATATCTCCGGGTCCCAGTAACCCAGCATCATCCAGAAGGATCTCATGCCAAGTCGGGTTTTTGTTTTTGTTCACACACTTCTCGTTTGCGGTAGTTTTTGCCTGGCACTCTGGGCACATGACGGCCAGCGTTGGTTTTGCTACGGTGTCGCATCGCGGACATGGGTTCATCCAGACCGGAGCTTTCCATCCCTTGGGCCTAATCCGTTGGATGATTTCATCCTCTCCAGGTTCCAGATCGGTTAGGAGCCCGCGTAACGTGTTGACGATTCGGCAGGCCTGATGGTAGCCAGATGATACCAACAACGTCTCGTAGGCCCCTCCAGGCTCCAGCAATCGGCATTCCCATCCGTCTATGGATTGGATCGCTGCGAATTTGAAATCAGGGGCAAACTCCTGATGGCTTCCGTTGCCGTGGTGGTTGCGTTTGGGGGCTTCGTCTTCCCATTCTCTGATGCGTGTCATGGGTTATTAACCTCAATCATTCCATTAAATAGGATTTCAAAAGAAATGCGTTCTGACTCCATCACTCTCATCTGGGCCATAAGATCCCCAATTTTCTCCTGAATGTCATCTTCCCTCCCCTTCATCCCCTGGAGGTGGCTCCTTAACGTTTTGATTTCGTCTTGGTTCATGCGTTTCCTTTTTGGTGATCCTGCGTTTGATGTTAAAGTCTTCGTTCGTTAAGGTTACAGCGTTGGTCTGTTTCACGGTTGCATTCGACATACCTTGAATACGCGCCGAAAAATTCAAGCGGAATAGTATCCAACTCCCCGTCCCGGTGTTTCGCGATTATCAATTCTGCGGATCGATCCGGCTCATCAGGGTCCTCGGCCCGTTCAGATTTCGGTTTTCGGTGCAGGAACATTACCATGTCTGCGTCCTGCTCGATAGAGCCAGACGAGCGGAGGTCTGAAAGTTGAGGTTTGCCATTTGGTCGGTGTTCGATCTCTCGATTCAACTGAGCCAATAGCACCAGCGGGACACCTCGGTCTTTCGCGAATCGTTTCAATGATCCAGTGATTTCACCCAGCCGGTCAGATTCAGACTTCTTCTGATCCCCTCCCGGCATGAGGTGCAGGTGATCGATCACCACTATTTTGAGTGATTCCCCTGCCTTCTGTGTGGCTCTGTCACATTGTGCAATGATTTGCTGCACTCTGATTTCAGCCCTGTCGTCTATCAAGATAGGCAAGGAATCGATCTCCGCAAGGGCTTTTCTCACTTGGATCATTTGCCAATTGTTGAGCTGGCCCGCTTGTATTTTTTTGCCCGAAACGGACGCGAGGTTAGACGCGATTCTTCGAACTAACTCCTCTCGTGTCATTTCTAAACTAAAATAGGCAGCGTGGCCAAACCGAGATGCATACAAAAGCCAATTCAAAGCCTTCGCCGTTTTACCAATCCCAGGACGAGCCGCAAGAACTATGAGCTGACCCGGTTGGAATCCCATCGTGATTCCGTCTAGCCGACTGAACCCTGTCTGGACACCCCAAGCTCTACCAGAAGGGTCTTCAGCTTGTTGCAAGATTCTCGACGTGGATTCACTTGATCGGCATAACCCCTTACTCGCGTTACCTACCACGATACCAGCCAGTGATGCTCCAGCAATCTCGGCAATCTCGTCCGGGTTGGATTCCTGTCCTTCGGCTGAGCGGATGAGCCCAGACCCAACCTTCATGAGGTCTCTGTATTTCCGTAGTTTCTGGAGATATTCTGCGACGGCTACCGGCTTTCGCACGGTTTCGCCAGTGAGGGTATCGTAAAGCCCCCCCATCCCACCGACAAGGCCCAGCGTTTTTTGCTCTTCCATGGCAATTTTGATCGTCAGAGGGGAAACCTCATCTCCCCGCCTTAGGCACTCGTTCAGCGCCGTGAAAATGTGCCTGTTCGGTGCACTGATGAAATCGTCTTTAGTAAGAAAAGCTGTGACTTCCGCCGCTTGGGCCTCATTCCCAGGTTCGCATATTGTCCGAAGCACCGCGAGTTCAGCGGCCTCATCCTGTGGGATCTTAACCGCCATTGGATAACCTCTTCCTTCTGGTCAACACGCCACGGACGGCTCTTTCCCATGGCGGGGATATCCCATTCTTGCCAGGACCAAACCAAAATTCCATAGCATTCGGATAATCGCCTGGATCTTTTAGCCACTCAGAAACCGCCTCATCCAGGGTTGCCAAGTCCAATTCTGGGTCTCTGGATAAGATCCCTTCCACAAGGCTGGCCACAGCTACCACGTCATTTCTGATTTTCTTTCCTGCCCGCGCGACCGGCCATCTGTCCTCCCATGCCAAAGCCATGGCAACAACGTCATCCCGGTAGGGTGCGAGTTTTTGGATTTTCTTTTCTTTCCTGGAAGGCTTCTTTTCAGGAACAAGATCAAGACCCGGAAGCGGAGCTGGAGGATGGTTTAATGGTTTACGGCTTAAAAGCTTAAAGATTAAAGGCTTAAGGCTTGGGTTAGGGTTAGGTTCACCCGTGGTTACCTGTTGGTTACCATTAGGTTCATCCGTGGTTACCTGTTGGGGCTCTTTAGGTGGCCTACCGCCAAGTTGCCCGATTGCTGTTTTCATGGATCGGAAGCGTTCTGCGTCTTGCCTCATTGAATGACCCAAACAAAACCCATCGTTGAATGGATCGTTTGATCCATCCTTTTTTGATCCACCGTTCATACCTCTAGACAACCCAGCCAAGAAGCGGGAGCGTTCAGAGTCATCCCCCAAGGCCGCAAATGCTGCGTTAAATTCGTCCAAGTTAAGGTTTAACCGCCATGTCCTAGAACGCGCCATTCATCAGCCCCGCGCCTTCCGCCATGCCTCACGGTCATAGGCGCATCTGGTAGGGTCGTCCCCGGGGCGGACATAGGGCTTGGGTCCCATAGCCTTGCCAATCTCCTCTAGCCTACGGGCAGCCCTTCGGAGCATCATGGCTTGCCCATGCGCGGCATCTTGGTCTTTGGGCTCCATTACCAGCCCTAGAACGTGATCCGCATCCTGGACAATGACACGATTAGATTCCAAAATGAATTCAAGTCCTGAATATTCGAACTTTTGAGTTACCCAAGCCATTCGGCCTCCATTGCCCATCCGGGAAGATAGCGGGGTATCCGCTTAGACCTACATCATACATCAAGTTTGGTTGGGGTGCAAAAATATTTATGTTTAACCCGTGGACATTTAGGGAAATACTTTCGAATAATATCCGATTGAGCAGCCCCCGCAGCCCCCGCAGCCCACGCAGCATCCCGCGCAGCATCCCGCGCAGCAGCCCACGCAGCATCCCGCGCAGCAGCCCACGCATCCCGCGCAGCAGCCCACGCAGCATCCCCCGCAGCAGCCCGCGCAGCAGCCCACGCAGCAGCCCACGCAGCATCCCACGCAGCAGCCCCCGCAGCAGCCCACGCAGCAGCCCGCGCAGCAGCCCACGCAGCAGCCATCTCTTCTCGTGTCACTTCTCCATTGGCGAACTTTCGGGCAATTTCGATTGCCGCTTTAGGCCGATCTTCTCCTTTTGCAACCAAGTGTAAAACTGACTCAGCAAAATCGCATGCCATCAATCGCAATTTTGGAGAATTAAAATCAATGGTCGTTCTAGCCAAAAGCCAAATCATCCAATCTGATCGCTTACAGTTTGTCCATGCAGTTTGTAAATTTGGTTGGGTTAACGCCCAAGCCATAGCCTCGTCGCAGGCGTTAATACGTTCCAGCAATGTTGATAGTTTTAATGTTGCCATTTCTTTCTCCTTAAAAAGGGGTGTGAGTTGTCAAGAAACCTTTGACGGTTAAAACTGCTGTGAGATCCTTTACATCGTCAGCCGTGAAAACCAGCGGGCACCAGCCATGCATCACCGCTGCGTTTGATTTGGTGTAATCGCGCTGGATCCCCTTACCTGTGGAGTGACCAGACTTGGTCCACGTTCCGCCATTTATTTCAACGGTAAGCAGAAACTCAGGCCACGCGAAATCATAGATGTATGGGACGTGTGGGATTTTAAATTGACAAACTGGAAGTGGTAAACCGAGTTCATCCACGATCTTACACCGGACATGGAGCGCAAAGAGTTTTTCCAGCGCCTCACGCTTCGCCTCATCTTCGGCTTTCTTTACTTGTTGAGCGGGGGATAGTGGTTTTTTCACATTTTATCCTTAACCCATGTTCCAAATCCAAAAACTATTGCGCCCCATAGCATGATGTATGCATGTGGATCGCCTTGGTTGTAAAATGCTGAAACAATACACCCTACAATCCATATCGACATTGATGCTAAAAACTGGAAGAATTTTTTCATGCCGGTATCCCCAGGTGATAATCCATTTCCTGTTTCGCCTTCTTGCGGGAGAAGAATGGCCCAAGTGGTTGGAGGACTTCTTCCGTGCAGCGCGGACGCCAGCCTGCCGGGTAGGCCCACCACTCGAAACGGCCATTCATACAAAATTCCCCGACCTTCGCGCCATCACTGCGGACAGATCCGCCGGGGTAATCCTGCCATGTCATTTCTTTGGAGGTTGTCATTCCATCAACCCCATCAACGGACCCGGTTCTGACTCAGGGTATGGGATAGGCGCGTGCCTTCCGGTGTGGAGTTGTCGTTGGATCTCATCTAGCCAGACTTTATAAGGCCAGTATTTCCGCTCTCCAAATGGGTATGCTTCGGTCAATGCAGCATGCAGAGTCTTCGGGTTGTCAGATCCGACGCTTTGGATTGTTGCTGCTACAATCTCTCTGGACTTTCGGCGCCAATAACTTTCGCTTGCTCCACTCATCTCGTCACCTATCCTAAGGTTTTTTTGATAGATTATCGAGCCAGGAAAGATCAGGCCCATGTTCTGCGAAGCCCTTACATGTTTCTGATTCCAATATGGCTTTAACCATCTCTTTCGGGAATGGTATCGTTACAACACTAAACTCTTGGTCTATTTCTAACCATATAGAATCATCCAGGCATTCTGCATAGAGATGCAACCGGGGGACTTCATTTTTATTATACCAGATAGTGCAACGCGTGCTCATTTCGTCACCATCCAAATCAAGAAGTAGCCAATCAATGCAGTAGTGGCAAACGTAAGCCAGAATTTCAACGGGTATTTCATTTCGCCTCTGATCGAACACATTGGCATTTGCGGCCCACACACTCAAGTGGGTATTTATTGCAATCTGAATGAGACGAGAATAACTCCCTTGGAACGTGAGGTTTCCCATGTGAGCACTCATCGGACCATATGCAATCTTTATAAATATTGCATCTAACCAAATTGTCACTCATTTCAACTCTCCTCTAAGTCTCAACACTTCATTCACCAATGCTTGGACATCATTGGGCATCACCGCAGAACCACACATCAATAAAGCGGGTTCCCCAAATCTCCCATTGTCGATATCCATTTGGATACGATAGAGACGGCTCATCGTCATTGCCGGTGGCGTGTATGGAGGATGATCCGGCATAACTGGGCAGCGCGGGTTCAGCACCGCTGGAGCTACGTCGATATCCGGGTTAGGATAGGCGCCCATGTGGTGGTCGTAGATCTCTGCCTGAGATGGTTCAGGAGCACGGGCAGGCCAGATGGCTCCGGTGTAGTCGCTCATTCTGGGATCTCCATATATTCGGTTGGATTAATTAAAATTCTACTTCCGTCCCTGTCCCTCCAGTCCATTAAGGCAAAATCCCATATCACAGCAATTGGCCACCCGTTTCCTTGGCGGACCCAAACGATATCTCGTGTTAGAGGCGCTGTTTCGATTGGCTTCCATGCGCTCATTTCTTCTCCTTGGTTGAGACCAAAATCGGTTTCCCAAATTCATTCACTTTAATCGTAAAAACCGTTTCGTTCCCAGGTTTGCACCGCTTGGTGTAAGTCCCGTCCTTTTTACGCCTGATTCCCTGGATGGTTATTTTATCTCCGCTTAGGTATGTTGGAGATGTATACCATCTAGCATATATCGGTATATCAATCATTCCGCACCTCCAATTGGTCAACAAGAGTGTCAAACGGAATTCCTTCCGTCATGTTCCTGATCCATAAATCCGAGAATGCCTGGATGCTCAAGCGCCTTAACTTCTCGTATCGCTTGAGTCCAAGCTTATACTCGGCCAATAGGGCTTCGGCTCGTTCCGCTCGCTCTTCCTGGTAACAGCGATCACATAGCCCAGATTCAGGATGTTCATTAAGAGCGAAAGATCCGCATCTTGCGCCTTTACGTGGCCCATCCGTCTCTATCTTATTGCAGCAGTTCATTCCGTGCCTCCAAAAGTTATGGCCAACCACAGTAGGCCGATGAAAAAGGTTACGATTCCGATGGTAGAAAATGCTGGAGTGGTGTAGCTGTGGCTCACCTCTCGGTCATCGTGTGGGGTTTCGATGTGGGGCTTCATTTCGGTTAACATGGATTACCAAATTTTGGCGATGAAATGGATAAGGGCATATACTCCAAGTGCAGCCAATACGACCGCGACAAGAAACGCCACACAGATCAGCAATTCGACGAGGGTATATCCGTTCTTCTTCATGTTTCACCTCTCAATAGGGCACGCCGATAGACGCGCGATGGTTTCAATTAGATGGATGTGGAAGTCGTCGCGGAATGGACGCTTCCCGGAAATGCGAGCGAAAAAGGAGGAATAGGATCGGTATCCCATGATGCGCTGGAGGTCGGCATACCGGATTCCGCTGGCGTCTAGGAGTGGGCGATAGTCAAAGGTTCTGCTCATACAATAGAGGATATGCCCCGTGGCCGTGTAGTCAATAGATGTTGGTGAAAATATTTTCGTGCGGGACAAAAAAAGTTCTTGACGCGGCGGGTTGGGTGCCTATGCTTGGGAATGGGAAGGAGATCACAATGGAACCTTGGAGCAGACGAGAGCGCATAGTCCAAAAGCTTAACGCGGCCATAGCAAGACGTGACGAAGATGCAGCACATGACTTAAGAATCGATTTAGATGAATGCGATTTTGAGGCCCGCGTCAGCAATGATCACCGAATTGATTATTTAGTATACGGGAACGACTGAAATGACTTCCGATTTAAACCAAAACCTTCGCGAGCTTGCCAACATGGCATCCATCGTTCCTGACTGTTTGCAGAGTGTGTTCTATTTGTTCCGCTGGATTGGGATGAAGTCTGATATCGTTTTACCAACCAACCATACACTGGAGACGTGTTCTCGGAAGATGAACTTGAGTCTTGGGCTGAGGACAACGGATACACGAGAGATTCAGAAAGGTGAACCATGTTCCAACAAATGAGTGAAGAAGACTTTCGAAAAGTAAGGAGTTCCGCGAACTATGGCGGCCGATATAGCCGTCAATCCGTTCGAGATATTTGCGAGGAACTCCTCCTCTACCGCTACCTCGGAACCCTCCAGCAACTGTCCTATGCCACGGATGCGGTTGCGGAGCGCGACGAATACGCAGGCGCACTGGATCAGATCGCATCAGCACCACACGCGCCGGACGCTTATCTTGTCGCGAGAGCGGCACGGGAGAAACCATGAGCACACATAGTGTAGCCCAAGACATTCAAGAAGGAATCCAAGGGATTATCGACGACCGGCTAGCCAAGCACCCATGGCGAACGGATAAATCTGTCCCAGAGCTTATCGTTGACTACATTGAAAGCAGCTTGGATGACCTGAGCCCGGACGATATTTTCAGTGAAGATGATCTCACACAATGGGCGGAAGATAACGGATTCGAAAAGAGGGAGAAACCATGATCCATATCAATCACTCTATCCTAGACGGAGGGCTATGGGTAGCCGCTCTCCACCGCGAATCCAGCCTTACAGGACATGCATTCCGCAAGCGCGAAGGGAACGAAGACCTATACCGGGCATTCCGAGAAGCGGAACTGGATGGAACTGAATTGGATTACTCCAAATGGCCAGTGCTCGCTGAGATGCGGCATGAAGCGCTCCAGCGCCTTGTCGATGCAGCGGAGGCCGCGCAGAACGTCCACCATGAGGCGTTCGGAATATTGGCGGGAGATGCCAAATGACCACGCATCCATTCGGGATAGGTGATACGGTTTGGGTAGCCAGTTATGAGCGGACCAAAAGATTCGTTGTTTGCCCAGACTGCGGCGGGACTAGGCGCGTAAAGGTCACGCTGTTTGACGGGACAGAAATTATGATTGAGTGTGGTGGATGCAATCCCGGTGGGTTCATGCCGAGCACGGGACATATTGCACAATATGATTGGGAGTCCACCGCCGAACTCCTCGATGTGGTCGGAAGCGAAATTAAAAATGGACTTTACGGGAACGAGATAACCTACTTCCTTCTAGGAAACCGATACTCACCAGCAGAATTTGTTTTTGCGACAGCGGAGGAAGCGATAGCCAAATCCGAAGAGTTAAGACTGAAACACGAAACGGAAGAGAATGAGCGCCTGATGTCAAAAACGAATGATCATAAGTCTTGGTCGTGGAACTATTCATACCACTTGCGAATGGCGAAACAAGCGAAAGCAGATCTGGAACTACACGAACGGAAGGCTGAGATCTGCAAGTCCCATGTGAAGAGCGCGAAATGAACAAGCACCGAATCCCCAAAGAATCACTCCGCGTGTTCCGAGCCCGCTTCGAAGATCCTGATGATGAGCCTATTGATGATGAAGATCTGGAGATTGATTGTTGCGACGATCTTGAAGATGCCTATTATTTGGAATGTAAGGAGAACGAATGAACGACGAAGCCGAATCCGTCACGCCACAACGAGAGTTGAATCTGTGGCAGCGGTTGAATGAAATCCGGAAGAAAGTCCAATACATCCGGAAGACACAAAAGGTCGAAACCTACATGGCGATCACACACGATGCAGTTACGGCGGAGACGCGTGATTGGTTTGTGGAATTCGGTGTGATGGTATTCCCGTCTGAGATTTCCAGTCAAATGGTTGACACTGGGTGCAAGTCCCAAAAAGGGAACCCACTCTACCGCTTCGAGGGCACATACCAAATCACCTTCGTTAACTGTGATCGGCCAGAAGAGCGAGAAACCTCTGTGGTGACTGCCCACGCGAATGACTACGGGGACAAGGCTCCAGGCAAGGCCCTCAGCTATGCCGTGAAAGCATTAGTAATCAAGGCCCTCATGATCGAAACGGGCGAGTCAGATGAAGCTAGGACCACTACCAATCTATCACCTGATGATGAGGTTGGGCCGGATCAACTCACATTATTCCTGGCTGGCATAAAAGCCGCTGCTGATGAGAATGGCCTGAGGGATGTATATCTTGCTGCCAGCGCTGCCAGCGCGAAAGATAAGCAAGCAATGGCGGCTTTGGTATCAGCGAAAAATGTTAGGTATCGTGAACTTTTCCCAAAGAAGGACCCCAAGTGAAAATCCTATACGATCTCGTTCAAGGATCTCCCGAGTGGTTTTCCGCCCGATGTGGACGCGCAACAGCATCCAATTTCTCCGCCGTCATGGCCAAGGGCGAAGGCAAAACGCGGCAGAACTACCTCATCAAAGTGGCCTCCGAAACACTCACAGGCAAGCCCGTAGACTCCTATAGCAACCAACACATGGAGCGCGGGAAGGAGCAGGAAGGTGACGCCCGAAGCGAGTATGAGCGCATCCGTCAAGTGATGGTAGAGGAAGTTGGGCTGATCCTCCATGATGATATCATGGTTGCCGCATCTCCTGATTTCCTGGTTGGGGATGATGGTGGAGGAGAGATCAAGAGTGTAATCCCACCAGTCCAGATGGAGACCATCCGTAAGGGTGGATACCCTGCCGAGCACAAGGCGCAGATCCAGGGCAACCTATGGATTAGCGATCGGGAATGGTGGGACTTTATCTCTTGGTCGCCAGATCTACCCGCGCCCATGAACATCTACATCTACCGCGTTTTCAGGGACGAAGAATACATTGCGAACCTGAAAAGAGAAGCGATACTTTTCCTGTCTGATGTCCAGGCATACATCGAAAATGTTTCTGAAATCGCGAGGGAGGTATCTCAATGACCACTGAACAGGAAAACCAATTTACACACATTCACCTCGGAACCGGCAATGTGGGCGTCTACTCTGGCAGCCTCAACGGCGTTCACGCTCTGATTTTTGGGAAGAATGGATCTGGCATTATCGGAGAGAAGCTGGAAGGGGACCGCTATATGAACGACAATGAGGTGTTGGCAACCATCACCTTTGGGAACCGCGAATCCCTGGAAGTGGTGCTGACTCACCTAAACGCCATTCGTGACCGCTTCATGAAGGAACCATGCCGTGACTGAATCCGATATCCAATCGCTTGGCGACGAAGAACTAGCCAACATCGTTAATAGTTATGGCGAATTTCCATACGAAAGTAAAGAGTGGGATATTTTCAAGCAGGCAAAAACAGAGGCTGCCCGCCGCTCCGACCTATCGGCATCCCAACGCGCAGCGAGAGGGGAACAGGCGCTCCCGCTAGATCTCGCGTGATGTCAATCTATTACTAATTGGTGTCAATTTTAGTAGAGAGTGTCCCATGCGTATAGCACCCATCCTGATCGCCGCCATCTATTCCCTACCCATTCATACCGCCGAACCATCTTCCCGCGATTGGACGCGCACTGACACGCTATTAGCATCCGTCTACGTGGCCTCCGAACTGGCAGACTGGTCCCAAACCTCCCAGATCAGAGACTACCCTGGTCTGCGTGAATCGAACCCAGCACTAGGCCCACATCCAACGCAGGGGCAGATCAACCGGCACTTCCTTAAGGCCACCATTTCGGATCTCGCGATTGCCTATGTTCTGCGCAAGATTGCTCCGGCATGGGTTAGTCGGTCATTTATGGTAGCATGCACGGCTCAGGAAATCGAATCCGTTAGGTCTAATCACCGGTTAGGGATTCGAGTGAAGATTGGAGTTACGTTCTAGGCTGTGGTGGAATTTGTTATAATACCATGGTTCGCTAATGCTGTTAAAAGACTCGCCAAAGCCGCGTTCCCTCCGCGTGATCCAGTAATGGTTTGCTTTACGCTTCCGCTTGATCCAAAAGCGCCTAGATATCCATTTGACCCACAGAGAACTACCGTTTTCGCACTCCCACCGCCAAGAGTTATGGCGCCAGCACTGGGATCGGTCGAAATTAGTCCACTCAACTCAATATCG